TAGCCAAAATCGGCAAAGAGGCAGAAGGGGCGTATTGTTTCGATCTCAAGTCGGCAACGGATATGATTCCGTATACCGTCTATGAGGTCGTACTTACTCCACTTCTGGGTGTTCAAACAACACGCCTGTGGCTCAATCTCCTCCGCGACCGCGAATTCCAACCTCCTGAAGAGGAGGAAGGTCATCCACCGGTGAGGTATACGAGAGGTCAGCCTATGGGTGCATATTCCTCATGGGGCGCTCTTGCGATCGCACACCATGTGATAGTCCAATACGCCGCAATGCGGGTATCGCCGGATAAAGGTGTAACCTTTACCTGGTTTATGGACTATCGGGTTGTAGGTGATGACATCGCCATTGCGGCGAAGCTCGTTGCTATCGAGTACGTGAAGGTTTGCCACGAACTCTGTATCCCTCTGTCAATCTTCAAGGGTGTCTCCTCCAAAGTTGGAGGAGTCAACCTCGTCTCCATGTGGCGAAAAGGTGACACCGACATGTCTCCAGTTTCTCTTAAGGAGGAACTGGCCATCTCTACTGTCGCCGGCCGGCTAGAGCTCGCCCTCCGTCTCTATAGGAGAGGGTGGGTGAATCGTAGCTTAACTGGAGCCTTGAAGTTGTTGCTTACTCCACAAGAGTGGCAGCAAGCAGAGAGGTATTTATCCAAAGGTCGGTTCTCACCGACCTTGGAAGTGATACTCCGGAAAGTCCTGTCGCCAGATTCTCATTTTATTGAGAAAATGGCGGACAAGACTACAGCCGTACGAGCTTGGTTGTCTTCTTTAACAAAGACAGTTGGGCTCCTGGCTGATATTGCCCGGCCTCCTATTGCTAGGAAGATCACTGTTCGGCAGGACTATAGTCCTGACGAAATCGAACTACTGCTCAATGCAGCGCAAGCGCTATATCGGGCAGCTGATGACTTATGTCATCGGAACCTGCAGCGTGAAAAGGGCTTTGACGCCTGGTGGAATCATGAGTCCAAGGTCTTCAAAAGATGGAAGACCGAGGACGGTGGCCGGTTTATTCCTGCTTTCGTTGAAAGCCGGATTGTCGCCGGTCACTACAACCATTGGTCTCTAGAATCCGAACGAATTCGTGATGAAATCGAACGGTGCCTAGAGCGATGGCCGGTCCAGGTCGGAGTCTCGCCCTGGCGGGCTGACGAACTTCTCTTTAATATTATCGAGAAGTACGAAGCCATGCCGCAAGTCCCTATTTGGGACACCAACGGGCAACAACCCAATCTCTTCCCTAAGGAAGAGCGGTTTGTCAGAGTTAACCCTGTGCTTGCCATGGCCAAGGTGGTCTCGTATGGACGTAATGTCGATACGAAGACACACATCTTGGACGTGTCACCCTCGATCATTGAGAAGTTCTCTAGATCTCGAGCCCTTAAGCGTCCACTGACGAGTGGACAGCCTAAGAAAGCAGGGAGTCTGCGGGAACGGATCGCCCAGATTAGTCCCGAAATTCTTGCGAAAATCGAGGCTAGTCTGGCGTTACGAGGTCAATAGCCCACCATCCTAGTGTCTCGAGAATCGAGACCCCAGTAAAATGGGCAAAGGGGCCTAAAGCAGACCTGGTCTCACCTGCAGTGGTTTATTAATCTAAATTAACTACAAGGGACCAACCTTCGAG